GATCCAGGAACTATGTGGATTGGTGAGATGATAAAGGAAGGAGAAGGAAGGTATACTGAGTGGAAGAAGAAGGTTCAATCACTTTCTTATATTTTTAAGGAAGAAGCAGAGAATATATTTGAAAAGCAGAAGGTTGATGATGCGTTTGATTGTTCAAAGGGACACCCACCAATCCTTAAAAGTTATTTGGGGGGTGGCACATCACTTGAAAGTATGGTAATATATGATATAATATTAGGGTATGGAAAGGATTTTGATAAACGACTGAATGACCCTGTGTGGGAAACCGTAAGTCGCAAGATCAAAAAATATAAACCTTTCCTAAATATAAATGTACCCCATTACAAAAAAATCTTAAAGGAGGTTATTATCCATGGCTCTTGAAAATGCTGCAATACTTGAAGAATTGAAGAAACGGTATACAGAAACCGTCAAACAGGTAAATGAATTAAATAACACTCGTGTCAAAATCGAGGGTGCTATAGATGTGTTGCAACAAATTGAAGATAGCAAAGAACAGGAGGCACAAGCTGCCACCAAAATCGAAGGCGATGTGGGCGAAGGGTCTAGCATCGATGGCGAACCCTCTGAAGGGAGTGATTCCAACGACGGTGACTCTGGAACAACTGAGGAATAGATGAGTTTTTTTCAATCAGATGTAGTTCGTGCGGAGATGGTAGAGATTAGTGAACTTCAAGAAGAAGTTTATTCTAATGTCTTTAAATTTCCCTCTATGACTAAAGAAGATCAGCATCTTCATGTTGATCTTCTTGAAAGGTTGATTGAGAAGCAACAGATTATGTACACTCGATTGAGTTTATCAGATGATCCTGAAGCAAAGAAAATGAAAGAGCAGATTATTGAATCTGCTAAAATGATGGGCATTCCTTCTGGCACTGATATGAGTCAAGCATTTAGTCAAATGGCTAAGATGGTTGATGTATTGAAAAAACAGATTGACAGGAATGAATTTACCCAGTAATATATTAGGGTACACAAAAGCCAAATCTAAAAACAAATCTAAATGTCTTTTAAAGATCTAAAAAAACAGTCCTCTCTAGGATCTTTGACTCAAAAATTAGTCAAAGAAGTGGAGAAGATGAACAACACAAGTGGAGGTGCTGATGAGCGTCTCTGGAAGCCTGAAGTTGATAAAACAGGCAACGGTTATGCCGTAATTCGTTTCTTACCTTCACCTGAAGGAGAAGAAATCCCTTGGGCAAAGATGTATTCACATGCATTCCAAGGACCAGGTGGATGGTATATTGAGAACTCTTTGACCACAACAGGTGGCAAGGATCCAGTCTCAGAGCACAACCGTGAACTCTGGAATAGTGGTAATGAATCTGATAAGGATGTTGTTCGTAGACAGAAACGTAAGCTTTCCTACTATGCAAACATCTATGTCGTAAAAGATCCTACCAATCCTCAGAATGAGGGTGGAGTATTCCTCTACAAGTTTGGTAAGAAAATCTTTGATAAACTTATGGAAGCGATGCAACCAGAGTTTGAGGATGAGTCACCGATTAATCCTTTTGACTTCTGGCAAGGTGCAAACTTCAAGTTGAAGATTGTGAAGAAGGATGGTTACTGGAACTATGATAAGTCAGAGTTCGATAAAGTATCTCCTGTTCTTGATGATGACGATGCACTAGAAGCATTATGGAAGAAGCAGTATTCTCTTGCTGCTGTTACTGCTGCTGATCAGTTCAAGTCTTATGATGACCTTCAGAAACGTTTGAAGTATGTTTTAGGACAAAGACCTCCTGCACGTCGTGTGGATGAAGAGGTGTCTGATGAGGACAACTCTCGTGGTTCTTTCCAACCTAACTTTGAAACACGTAAGGCAGAAGAAACTGTGACTGCTGCTGTAGCATCTGCTAGTTCTGATGAGGATGATGCACTATCATACTTCCAGAAGTTAGCGGAAGAATAGCTGAGGGAAATTCGACTTTTAATTCCAAAAAAGTCGGAAAAAAAACTCCAGTATTTTTTGCCCCTATTAGGTTTTTTTATTGATATAATCTAATATTTTCGGCTCTCTTTAAGGTTTCATCGACATATTCGGTGGAACCTTTTTTATATGCTGCTATGTCATCTATATCATCCATGACCACACTTATGTATTCTGGTTTTAGGATGAAAATCTCTCTTTTCTTATTTTCTATCTTTTCTTCATATTGGTAATTTGTGACTGGTCTGGTAATATTGTTTGCAGTCGTTAATCCACCAAGAAAGTAATCATAGTAAGTTGTTGAAAAATCTTCACTTACCTCTAATCCTTCAGGTACTATGATAATCTTATTACTGTCTTTTACTTCAACAGTCTCATAATGATGAATTCCATTATAAATTTTGTCATAGTCATCATTATATGTATCCAAAAGATGACGATCAAAGTCATTTTGGGGTAATGGCCACTCATTTTGGACATTTACGATATTATTAGTTAAAAGAACTAACCAATCTAAAGTAGAGTCTTCATATACTTCAGCAGCTACATTATCAGGTCTATCATCTCCAATAACTGAGTATTTTTTGAAGAAAGTGAGGTTTTGGTAAATATCCTCTCTAAGGAATACTCTCTTAAAAAGATTTTTTACAGTAATATAGTCTGATATTTTAGCATCAGGAAGTCTGCTGACATATTCAAAATTTGGAACTAAATTAAAATAATTTGACATTTTAGAAACCTATTTCTTGAGGAAGTGAACCACTATTACCATAATCATCGTTGTATATTGGATTGAGTTCTTTGTAAGTCATAGTCACTTGATATGCGGTCATCACTCCATCTTCATATGTTGAGTAATTTCCATTTGGAGTGTAATTAACACCAAATGATTGTAGAGCACATTCTTTAAATTTATTTAAGAACTTATGATCTTGACCTTTGGAGTTTCTATATGATAATTGGAAGGTATGTGGTGATTTTAGGAATAATCTAGATTTTGTCCTAATTGGAGCCATACCTTGTTTGAAAAATCTAAGAATTTTCATGATAGTCATAGCTTCATCTTGACTTCTAGGAGCAAGAAGAAATTGGAAACTGAAGGTTCTTAGATCTGGACCATTAAACAATAGTTCCATATTTGGGTTGGTAATAGCACCTGTAGTTCTAGTAAGCATATCACCTGCTCCTGCTGCCATTCCTGCAATAACTGCTGCTAGTGCTTTTTTATTATCACCAAAAGAAGCAGCAAGATTTGTTGCGGCATCTCCTGCAGCACCAATACCAGCAGTAATTCCTTCAGATACTGTTGTGAGTGCGATATTAGCTTTTGCCATATCTAATGGAGTCATTTTACTATCACCAAAACTAACTGATTGTGCATCTTGAATCCCACCAGGAATAGGAAGAATAACTGTTCCTATAGTTCTTTTATTTGTATCTGTTCTTTTCTTAAATGAGAAAGATTTATTATCAAAATCTCTTGGTTCATATTTGAGCATATCAAATTTAAGAAAGTCTTGACCATCTGTTCCTTGTCTTAAACTAGAAGGAAATACATAAGATCCAAATCCACTTTCTTTTGTACCAGCAGCAGCCTTACCTGCTCCACTATTTTGAAAAGTTTCTTTTGCTTCATAAGCATTAGTAGGCATGTTTTGGTCATTATCACTTTCCGTCCCAAAAGAAATACCTTGTGCTTTATTAAATGCTTGTGAATCTGCTGAATTACCTACAAGTTGTGGTTCTAAACTGTTTGCTTGGGTTCTAGATGCATTCTTAATTGATTTTTGGGCATCTGGATTTCCTGTAATATCTTTATTTGCGTTATCATTCCAATTTATCTTATTACCATTAGTTGCATCTCTTTCTCCTATTACTCTTCCTCCCTCACCTTTTTCGTTATCATATTGAACAATTTCTACTTTATATATTTTATTTCCATCAGCATTTGTAGTAGGCGTTACTTTAGTTCCTGTAAAGATACTTTTTTTATCTTTACCCTCCCCAATTTCTATTTTATTTCTTTGACTAGTGACTGCAGACATTAGATATAGTCTTTTTACTTATTTAGTAATGAATTTCCCATAAGGAAATGTGAGAAGGTCATCTAGTTCATTATATTCCACAATATACAGTTGTCCTGCTAGTTCTTCCCATGTATAATTACGAGATTGTCTCCAGTGAAAGTTCAATCCCTTAAATCCCCATGATTGCAAATCTGTACAGGCAATAAGAGGATGTTGGTCATAAGTTATATTAGGAGTTTTTGCGTTGTATATGAAGGTATAGAACTGTCCTACTTCAGGAATAGGAGTCACAGTATTATTTAATGCCTCCATAATGATCAGCATTAGATCTTCAGGATCATTAACAGATTTTTCTAGTTCATCCTTTACTGCTTCAATTCTATTCATTTGATCCCTAATTCTTTTTCTGTTATAATCTTAAATTCAATCTTTCTATCCTTACACCATTCATCTGCTGATTTCCATTTTGCCTGATTTACAGCATATGTCTTACATTCAAAAAGATATGATTTAGTCACTCTTTTTCTTTTCTTGGGTGATTTAGTTTGTTTGAGTGGTTTTACCTCAATAACATAGGTTTTAAGTTTACCTGTGTTTTCTTTTACCTTTATAATAAAGTCAGGAAAATAACGATGAACTCTTTTATCAACAGGAGATAGATAGGGGATCCAAAATTCTTCACTTCCCCATTCAACAATATTTTCATTTAGATCACAGTAATTACAAAACCTTCTTTCCCAAGAACTACGACAAATAATGTTAGTTATATCACCTTTATATTTCTTAGGTTTCTTAGGTTTGAATATACTCTTAATACTTTCTGCCATATCTCTTATACATAATATATAAGGTCAAAAAGTATTTATAAATGCCATCCGTCAGATCAGTCTCCAACATCAAGGCAAACTTATTAAGACCAGCTACTACATCTCATTTTGAGGTGGAGATACCTATTATTAGTGCTCTCTCTAAGTGGAGAGGTATAGGTAAGCAGGATAAGATTGAATTGATGTGTTCAGAAGCATCTCTTCCTGGTTCTAATTTAGCAACATTTGAAATTAATAATGACAGGACAGGTGTAACAGAGAAACACGTCCATAGAAGAATATTTGATGATAGAATTGATTTAACTTTTTATGTG